CTTAATATGGTATCAAGAGCTGGTGCTATTGAAGGGGACACGGCAGGCAGGCTTACTCCTAATGAACAAATACTTAGTCCGTTTGAAGGGGCTAATGCTTATAATGCAATAAAGGAATTGCTTGAACACGGAGTTGTTCCAACTCACAGTGATATGACATTACTTGAAAGAGTGTTTGGTGATGGGATTGCTGATGAACTAATAAAAAGCAGAGTAGGCACAATAAGCAGGTCTGGGTTTACTCCACGTGAATTAATTCTTGATGTTATTAATATGCCACGTGCAAACATCTCATCTTTTGATTTGTCGTTCTTATTGAGACAGGGTGGAATGATGTTGCCCGGACAACTAAAAGAAGCAACTGCGGCAGCCGAGATAGCCATAAAAGCTATTGCTCCCGGAGGAGAGGGGGTAGCAAGAGCAACGCAACAGGTAATGATGGAGGCTGATAACGGTAAGTTATGGGATAAGTATGTGGGTAGAGGAGGATTATTTATACATGGTGTGGGTCGTACTGGAAGTTTAGTAGCAAGAGAGGAAGCTTTCCTCTCCTCGTTGGCAAGTAAGGCTTTCCCGTGGGTTCGAGCATCTGAGCGTGGATATGCTACATTCCTGAGTAAGCTGCGGTGGGATGTGTTGGATGACATGGTGAAGAAGTATGAGGCAACTCTTGGAAGAGAATTAGACGTTAGTAATGCTGATGACTTAGAGATTATTAAGGGAATGTCATCTTACATAAACTCCGCAACGGGTCGAGGCCCAATGTTCGAGAAGGGTTTTGAGACTATTAGTGCAATAATGAATGCAATGCTGTTCTCTCCAAGATTGTTTACGTCCAGGCTTGCCGCGCCTGTACAGGCTATCAGGCAGATGACAGGTATACGCCCGATAGCAGGTGGACGGGCAGTTTTTGAAGGGCGTCCAATTAATGAAGTTATTGCAGAACTTTATCCACGGGCTGTACAGGGAGATGAAGCGGCAAGAAATGCTTACAAGCAGATGAGCCGAACTGTTACAAAACAGATGGCAGCATGGTTTGGGACAGGTATGACAATTATGGCTCTTGCTAAAGGAGCGCAGGCATCAGGAGCGCCGATTGAAGTAGGTACAGACTGGCGGTCATCTGACTTTGGAAAGGTAAAGATTGGAAAGACACGTGTTGATATATGGTCTGGATATACCCAGATAGCAAGGGCTATAGGACAACTCAAGGAAGGGGAAAGTAAGTCAGCACAGACAGGACAGGTCAGACCAGTATCTCCAATAGATGTTCTATTTGCTTTTACCAGGTCTAAGTTTGCACCATCAGTAGGAATAGTAAGTGATTACAATGTATTTGGTTTACCCGGTATGGGAGAGAGATGGGGTAAGGGTACAGGGTTCTTTGGTGAGGATAGAGATATTTTAGAAGATGCGAAAAGGTTACCTGTACGGTTTAGTAACAATATTCCTATGTTGGATGAACAGAGTTTCTGGACACAGTTTATGGGACCGCTTGTGTTGCGTGACCTTGGTGATGCTATAGATGAATACATGCAACCTACATTGCCAAACGAGGTATTAAATAAAGTAGATGAGACAGGCAAGGAACCACCTGGGCTTGTCAGGCAGTGGGCAGAAAACGCGGGAGCTATTACTGCAGGGTTGGGCGTTGGAGCGGCAGCAGCGACAGGTTTAGGTATTACTACTTATACAACCAGGGATGAAATGGCACAGGAGTTTACTAAGGATTTACCCGGCGGACCTTATAAGTATTTACAACTACAGCCATTTGAACAGGATATGGTAGATGAAATGGCAGAAGCCCGTGAGGCTGAGTCTGGAGTTACACGTACACAGGGGATAGGGCCAAGGCTTGATGCAAGTGAAGCTAACGAATTACAGCAATATGAAAGCCTTGCATTAAGAGCCAGTGAAATGAAGTCCAGTGATGTACGTAATGAATACTATGATATTAAGAACAGGTTCCGTATCAGGCGTAACCAGATGCTTGAGGATGAGTTTGGAGCGAGGGATGAAGAGGAGTTACAACGGTTACGTGAGGAAGGGATGGGGCCGGTACGGCAGTTGGTTGAGGAGTTATATACCTTACAACGTAAAGCAGAAACTCGTAAGGGAGATGACCTTAACTATGAAGAATATGAATCAATATTAAATGACTGGGAAACCAGGATGACCCGGCCAGGTTATCCGTTGGGTCACGCGGCAGTAATAATGGTAAGGATGAATGCACATCGTACAGATTTGCCAGAAGAAGTGTTACGAAGATTGTCTAAAATGTCACAGTTACGTTATAGGACAGCACGGGAGTTAAGGGAACGATACAGGCGTGGAGAACTACGAAATGAATTGTACGGACAATAGTGATTGTGTATACTCAAATGGAATGGAGGTAACTTATGGTAACTGAAAGAGCGGATATGCCAGAACAGGGAGATACTCCTGCTGTAGAAACACAGGGTATTACGGACCTGACCCCACAGGGACAGGATTCACCTAATTTTGGTGTAGTGGACGATGCTCCCGTAGAACAAACAGCTACTCCTGTAGCAGATGATAGTGGGACGCAGGTTCCTGTAGAAGGACAGGCTCCGCCTGTTCCAACAGAACAACCTGTGAATCAGGAACAGGCGAAGACAGAGCCGTCTGAGCAGATTCCCCCACAGGACTTTACTCAATTAAAAGATGAAGTCAGAAAGCAACAGGAACAGCTACAGTACTACAACCAGTTGGAACAACGTGCCACGATACAGAACCAGGCACAACAGTACCAACAACAGTTACAACAACAGGGTTACTTACCAGAACAGGCGCAACAAATAGCACAGCAACGGGCCGCTCGTGCTACTGAATCGTTGCAAATGGAACAGCAGGCTGAAGGCTACAGAATGTTTCGGGAAGGGCAGAGAAATGCTGCCGTTCACTATGCTAAAGAATACAAGTTGGGAATTGATGACCTTGCGGCTCTTGAAAAGTTTAATACTCCACAAGAAATGGAAAAGGAAGCTGCGGATATGGCTAAGTACCGTGGTTTAGCGGCAGAGAATGCACGACTAAAACAACAACAGGTACCATCACAGCAGTTAGACAATAACCAACCGTCACCTTCTGCAACTGGAAACGAAGACCAGTTACTGGACAGGTATATAGGTGGTGACCGAAGTCCTGAAGCAGTATCAGCCGCTCAAAGATTATTGAATTTATCATAACTCTAACAGGGGGTTGAGATGGCGCAGACAGCTACAACAGGGAATCTTGAGAATGCGCAACGCATTATCATAGCTTCCGCAAGATATACAGAGGAGCATAACGCTCCTGCGTTGGCGCTTATAGAATCATTCACCCTGCCACGGGGAGCCAAACAGGTAACGGTTCCAAAGGTAGGGCAGATGACTATGAGTGACTTACAAGACGGCATAGATATAGTTGACGAGGAAGAAATAGGAATGACCACGGTAGACCTTACCGCAGCAGAAGTAGGGGCCAAGGTTATTCTTACTGACAAACTCGTCAGGCAATCAGCACCAAATGTTATGTCCATAGTAGGACGGCAGCTTGGTGATGGTATGGCACGAAAGAAAGACACAGATGTACATGCTTTGTATTCTGGTCTGAATGGTGGAACAACACTTGGTGTTGCGGGTGGAGCAGTAACACTGGCTAAGATTGCCGGTGCAATTGCTTATACTAAAGCTAACAAGTTTGGTTCTCAGGTATATATTCTTCATCACCCTAATGCGGTATACCAGATTGCTGCTACTGCTGTAACAGCATCTACTACATATCCTGTACCAAAGGGATGGACAGAAGATTTGCTTGGTGATTTCTTTAGTGGATTACGACCACTAAATGGAGTTCCAATATTTGAAGATGGAAATCTTTCAGTGGATAGCAGTGACGATGCTATTGGTGTTATAGCCGATAAGTCCGCACTTGCTGTACTGAAGTCTGTAGATACCAGGACTGAGAGGCAAAGAGACGCTTCTCTCAGGGCTACAGAACTTGTCATAACCAGCGACTACGGGGTATTTGAATTAGATGACAGCAGAGGAGCGCCGCTTACTTATGATGCTTCTGCACCTGCAACAAGCTAGTCTAGACAAGAAAACTTATGGGGGATAAATGGTTAATTTAAGCGACAGGCAGAGAACAAGGAACGAGCTGGTATCTATAGGGTATTCCTGGGACTACATTGATGAGTGGCAACCCAAGACAACACTGTACCGCCATGCTCCTGGTCTGAATGTTGACGGAAATGAGGTTTCCCCGGTTGGTTCATCCGTAGAAGGTGTGCCGGGAAGTCCTGATTATGTATTAAAGAAAGCCAGGATAGGAATGTTCCCATCCCCCCCTAGTGATACCTGTACATGCAGATGGTGTACAGGAAGAAAGATGGAAAAGCAGAAAGCTGAAGAGGTAGCGGAAGAGTACCGTTGTGATGAACAGGATTGTAATTTCTTTGCAGTCAGTGAATCACATTCAGGGAAACTCTCAAGTCTCAGAATGCATAAGCGGAGCGTTCACAAATAAGTATTTACTGTAACTGTAACGATTGACCGTGGTTACGGTAGATGATTATATATAACGGTTGGTCGCAGGGGTAAACCCTGTAAATAAGTAACCTTTAAGGAGGTTCGTTATGTCTTTTCCCTCAATTCAAGGTGGAAAGTATGGGTTTGAAAAGCAGACTCATGACAAGAAAAGAGCTACTTACGGAACAACAATGGCTTTCCCAGACGGAAGAATATACCGTTATGTTGAGAATGGTGGCACTGCAATAGGTGCAGGCTTGCTGGTAGCAAGTGAGGCTCCATCAGGTGACCACGATGAAGACCTGACAATTACAACCAGTCCTGCAGTAGGTGATACAACTATCGGTATTACTTTTGCTGGCAGTACCGATGGTGCGGCAAAAAACCTTTATGCAGAGGGGTATGTATTCTTTAATGAAGATGACACAACCCCACATGAGATGTACAAGATTAAGTCTCATCCTGCTGGAGCAGCAAGTGGTACAGTAGTATTTACGATAGACGAGTCAGACGGATTCCAGACTGCTATCACAGCAGGAACGGATAAGGCGGGTCTTATTAAGAGTCCATACAAGGATGTCGTAGTTGCTCCTGCTGCCGTTGCAGGAAGATTCGTAGGTGTTACCTGTGCTGACCTGGAAGCTAATTACTTTGGTTGGGTACAGGTTGCAGGGTTAGCATCTATTAAATGTGATACTACTCCTGCAATGGGTACGGTAGTTGGGGCAAGTTCAAACCACGCAGGTCAATTTCTTGTTGTTGGTGCGGATACCACATCTGCCGTGGCAAGAATACACGGTAAGGTTGGTGTGGATAACGAGTTCCATACAGCAATGCTGCTGAACTTATTCTAGAGTGAATCCGCAGGAACTAGACTTATGGGTCCCGGAGGGAGTAACGCATAGCGCTACTCACGTAGTGGGGCGTAATGCTGAAACTGGTGAACCGATATACGAGTACACATTTAAGGTACACGATGAGGTGACTGGTAGAAGTCATAAGTTCCAGGTTCTTGCGGATGATACTACCTCCGCGGCTCACGTTGAGGAGATGGTAGGGAATGCAATGGAGAGTTGGCTTGTTGAGGTTAGGAGAAAACACAGCAAGCCAGCTCCTACGCCAGAACAACGCAAGGAAATTGGCAAGATATTAAACGAAATCAAAAATTATGCAGGGCGGCGCAGTGACAGTAGTAATAATAAACTGTATTACTCAGGCACAAAGCGCTGAAAGGACACAAAGTGACAACTCAACCAACAGAGATTTCAATTACTGAAGAAGATATAAGAGCAGCATTACAACAGAAGGTAAATCAGGTTACCAACCTTGAGTTACAACTGGCTACTCTTAGTAGAGTTCTTGGTGAAAGAAATAGTAGAATAGAAGAGCTTGAGAAGCAGATAGAGCAAAAAGAACTGGAAGAGTAACATGCCTGATGTAGGTAAGAAAAAATTCAAGTCAGTTAAAAAAGCTAAGTCTTATGCCAAGAAAACTGGCAAGAAAATGGTACGCTCTAAAAGAAAATACACAGCTTAAATTGAGGTGTAGACATGGCAGTGATTCAGGGGCGTACCCGTAAGGAGATTCGCCAGTCTATAGGATATAACCTTGGTACTATCTACGTTAGTACGGCTACGGGAGGTAGTGATTCTACTGTAGTAGACACAAGTCTGACCACTGTAATAGGTGGAGATGATGACCATATTGGCAAGTGGATTGTATTTACGTCAGGGGCCTTGGATGGAACTATAGCCAGGGTTACTGACTATGATGCATCTGAAGTAACACTTACGTTTCAACCTACTGCAGGTTCTTCTGCGTCCGGGCTTACGTATGAATTGTGGGATGGAGATTATCCCCCGGCAAGAGTCCATGACTTTATAAACCAGTCTATTACTGAAGCCACGGGCTATACTTACGATATGGTTGAAGACCAGAGTCTGCACAGTGATGGGTATACTCTCAGGTTTGATATTCCTACCGGGTTATCTATGATTCAGGATATTTACTATCGTGACAAGGTAGAGTTTACGCAATTACATGGATGCAATACGGCATTTGATGAACAGTCAACATTAGTTGTTACTACTTTAAATGGTGCAATAACAGATGCAAGTGCTACCACAGTAACAGTTACAAGTGCTTCATCACTCAGAGCAGAACAATTAATTATGGTTGGTTCGGAGAAGATGACCATTAGTAGTATTTCTTCTAACACATTAACAGTTGGTAGAGGAGCAGGGGGGACTACTGCTGCTACTCACTCTGACGGGGTAAGTGTATTACTGTTTCCAATTGTAATTACTGAGAGTAAGAAACAAGGCACTGGAAGTAATCAGTTTATAATCCCTGCAGGAGCATCGGCGGACCAGATTGTCACAGACTCTATTACCAGTAAAGATATATCAAAATATAATTATCTGGAAGGCTGGGTTAAAATCACAAGAAGTAGCGGAACAGCAACTTCTGCTGGTGATTTAAGTATTCTTTTAGATGACACAGCTAACTGTGCGTCTCCGTTAGAAATTGTGAATTTACCTGCGTTAACTGATGATACCTGGACATTTTTCAGGGTGGCCTTAACTAATCCTGAGTTAAACACAGCAATTATTTCTGTAGGTTTAAAATATGATGTAGACCTTGGGGCCTGTACGGTATGGCTTGATGACTTATCAGTCACACGAAACGATACAGGTTACTGGAGACAGATACCACGCAATCTATGGCGTATAGATAAGCAATCCAGGGACATAGTATTCGATGAGTACTTTGACGGCTTTGCTCCTTACTCTTTATTAAAAATAGTAGGAGGAGATAAGCCATCTCTCCTGTCATCTGACAGTACTACTAATGAAATCAGTGATAGTTATATCATTGAGAGGACAACTGCACTTGCGTTCTCAGCCAGTTCAGGTGGCCCTAATACTGACCCTGATGCACGGAGACAACAGGCAGCGTTCTGGTTTGGAATGGCCCAGTCCAGTAAACGTAACTTTCCTCTTCTGACTAACGTGCGGACGGTTGATTAATGGCAAACAAGGTATCGGCAAAAAATGAGGTGTACCTCAATGGTGTTTATTATCCTCTGACACGCCCTGTACAGAGCGTACTGGCATCATTGTACCCAGCTAAAGTGGTTATAGGTGATACTACCCGTGACTCACAGATACGTTCATCTGTTATAGCCTGGTCTGACTGGAGAGGAGGGCTTGGTGTTAACAGGATGGAAGGCGCTGGTGAAACAGATAGAGCGTGGTGGTCAGAATGCCAGCTCAGATACAAGAACCACCTTGTTATGCCAGGCAAGGCAGAACTTACAGAGGCGGTATCGCATGGTCTTTCAAATGCAAAGATAGCAGCTATCGGAGAACTCAGTGATGCGGTGTATGCCGTATGGAACGGGACAGCTTCCGAGACTCCCAAGCTATACAAGTACAATAATACCTCTGATACATGGGGTTCAGTACTTACAGCAAGTGGTCTTGTGGACCAGGTCACAGATGTACTGAATTTTACTGACAGGGCAAGTACTACATTTCTGGTCTTTGCACATTATGACAGTAACGGTTCCGGGTACACTTATTCATCCGATGGTACCAACTGGTATTCAGATAATCAGGCTACACAGTATGTAGCGTTCTGGGATGAGAGATTGTGGGGCATATCATACGCGGGACAGTTATGGTATATCTCTACTGCTTTAAATACTGCAGGTAATAACAACAATACTGAAGTAACAGATGCCAAGTTGCCATTGCCTGACGGGTATGTAACAGGATTATTTGTAGCACGTGATGCGTCAGGTGAACCTATTCTATACGCATCAACCAAGAAGGGGTTGTGGGCACATGACGCGGCTAACTCACGGTTTGTTGAAACTCAGTTAGGGTTACCGTTTCACCCTGATGCGGGAAAAGGTACTTTAAGGTGGAGAGATTCTGTATATATTCCCAGTGGTCTTGGTATATATAAGTATATTAACGGCTCAAACCAGGCTGTAGTAACTATTACGGGGCCTGATAAGGATGATGGGCTACCCTCTGACAAGCGTGGTTCAATCAAGCATATGAGTGCTACTCATAATGAACTGCTTGCAGCGGTGGATGCCACTACATCACCTAATATCGCTTCCGGGGACTCAATTCCCTACCAGTGGACATCCCATCACGGGTCAGACGTTATAGATACAGATACAGGAAAAAGTACTATTCTTGGTTATAACGAGTTGGGCTGGGAAACCAAGTGGATAGCACCTACAGAGGGGCGGGGCATTGATGCTATAGATGTGAACAACTCTTATGATGACTACCGCATGTGGTGGGGCTTTAATGACCGTGTTTATTACATGACCATGCCGTCCAACATTATAAATCCCTCGGAGATTTCCAACTTTGCCTATACTTCAGGTACTGCAATCCATGAGACTCCGTGGTTTAACGCGGGGCAGTCAGAAGTAGACAAGCTGGCACTGCGTGTAAAGGTAGAAGCAAGTGATACTACATCAGACGCACTTGATGATGCTAATGACTACGTGCGTTCCGTGGGAGTTCAGTATGCCACGAATTACAGTACAAGTTACGATTCTCTCGGCACCATCACAACCGATGGGACAACTACTTATACTTTCGGGTCGAACCTGGGAACGGCTTTCCGTGCTATAAAGTTCAAACTGACATTTACCCGTACCGCGGGTGTAGATACAACTGATGAGAACCAGTTAAAGTTAAAGTCTCCCGATGTTGTTTCTACTACTCTTGAGTTTCGTAAGAAGCTGGAAGCCAAGTGGGGGCATCAGGTTCAGGTAGACTTAAATAAGCCCTATAAAGGACAAACTTCCAAGCAATTACGTGCTAATCTTGTGTCTGCCATTGAAAGCACTACTCTTGTGGAGTTTACTTTTAGAGATGATGATGGCGGTACACGTAATTATTATGTTGACGTAGCGTCTGCTACAGGACTTGAACATACTGGGTATGATGAAAGTGGTGTAAGTACCATAAGTCTTGTGGAGCCATAATGAAAGTAACAGCTAACAGAACAAGAGTATCAAGTGCTGGAACTGCTGTGCAGTTAAGTAATGTTACAGACCGAGTCCTTTATATTAAGGTAAGCGCCCGGACAGGAAACGGGAATGTTGTTTACTTTGGGACTTCAACTGTATCAAGTACGGTTGGTTATGAGTTGAGTGCTAATGACAGTCTTGAACTTAATCTTGGAGAACAGGGAGGTACCGTACCTCTCAGTACTTTCTGGGCTGATGCCGGGGGGAGTAACCAGGACCTGGACTGGGTCGCAATAACGGAGGACTAATGACTACTCAGCAGACAGAACTGCCAGCAGGATGGGAAGGTTCATTGCCTGAGTACATTGCGTATACTGAGTTTGTACGAGCTGGCAAGGTACCTGGTATAGATTTTAGTTACCAGTCTCCGTTGCTTGGGGGCCGTATGACAAAAGGTGGAATCGTGTTGGACTTTGAGTTTAACAACCCACCAGACCTTGCAGTGAATATACAGGGGGTCTATTACCACTATGAATTTGGCATAGAACAGAAGGCAAGAGATATAATGGCAAAAGCACAGATGGCTGGTCAGGGTATAACTCTGATATTTATAGATGAGGATGACTTATTGGAGGACCCGTCATATTATATTGATGAAGCATTAAACTATCGTGACCATTCTCGTATGGGACGGGGGTAAGATATGGCTATAACAGACATTACTGTAACAGGGTATGTGTTTCAGGACGATGGTGATGCACTTGCAGGTGCCACTGTTGAACTGCTGGAGACTGGAACATCCACAGTAGAGGCAACCTATAATAGTGGTACTGGTACTACTTCCGCGGGACTGTGGACATTTACTGAAACATCTCTCGATACAACCTATGACGTTAAGATTACACATGGTACCTCAGTTCGCAGGTCTAGGATGTGGGCTGATGAGATTACCCTTAAAGGTGTTGATGCCTCGTATATGAAGATAAGAGGAGCCGACACGGCTGCCGCACCACTATATTTCATTGCAGACAAGGGTGATAATAATATTGATATCTGGACGGTGCAGGCTGCGGATGGTGGGGCGTTTACCTTTGAGAGTTTCGCTTCCGGGTCAACGGTTGCCCAACTTACTATCACTCCCCATGCCACGGTAGCATCATCCACTGTTACCTTTCCTGGCATCCTTGATGTTAACGGCTCTGTTGACTGGGATGTTACCGATGTACAGGTAGATTCATCGGGAGACATTGACCTTGTATCCAGCAGTAATGCTGCTGCTGCTATATATCTTCATCAAAGTACAGGTACCAGCGGTACTATCAAGATTCATGCTGATACAGGAACAAGTGTTACTGAGGGAGCCGAGTCTGTAAACATCCTGTCCGATGTTGGCGGTGTGGGCATCAGGTCTACGGCTAACTTGGCAAAGGCTGTCAACATAACAAGTGACGGTGGAACTACAGGTTCGATTGCTATCTTTAATGACCAAGGAACTTCTGTTACAGAAGGAGCCGAATCTATTTCTTTACTCTCTGATGCTGGTGGAGTTGGTATACGCAGTACAGCTAACCTAGCTAATGCCGTAAATCTAACAGTAGATGGTGGAACTACTTCTACCATGACACTTTTCAATGACCAAGGTACAGCAGCTACAGAAGGTGCTGCTTCCATACAGCTACTGTCTGATGTCGGTGGCATCAATGTAAAGTCAG